TTTTAAATCCAAAGTGTTCTAATATGTATGCTATCTTACTCATCTCATATGTCTTCATGTCGTCAAATACAAATCGTGTACCAACCCTGGATCGTGGTGCAAAGAACATAACTTCTTCTAATACTTTTTCCGTAGTGTGTGGTCCATCAAAGTGGACAAAGTCATAGACGTTTACTAATTTCTTTTGACCGTTTTGATAAATAGGTAGGCCGCCACCAAACAAATTAAAATATTCTGTATCTTCTAGTTGATACAAAATAAAATTCTCATGGTTTTTAAATTGACTTAAAAAAGTTTGTTTCATCGAGTTAGGGTATGTAGGTACCTTTGGTGTACCATCTTCATTTACTAAAGGTCTACCTTCAAAGTCTGTCCAGTATGCAATTGTGCCATTCTCACGATCGATTTGTTTATCAAGATGTTTGTAGAGTAAATCACCATATGGATCGATACCAACATGAAAATAATTTTTATCTTTTAATGCATCAGTAATAATAAGGGTACCATAACCTTCTCTAACTCCAACTTCTACAGTTAGATAAAAGTCTTGAGGTCGTAAACCTTTTACCCATTGTTCCAACAGTTTATATTCTACGCTATCTCCCCTCATACCAACTTACATCTCTTCCATTTTGTTTACACCACAAATAATGATTATACATTATTACGTTTCTAAGTTTACCATATGGTCTATTTTTCATTGTTTATTCTTTTCATTCTTTTCATTTCTGAATACAATTCTTGCATTTGAAACTGACTACAATTTAATGCAAAAAAAGCTAACTCATCTCTCATTTCTTTTTGTTGTTTATATGCTTGTGCTTTATTTTTACTTATAACTTCAAAGTGTTCTTCTTTTAACTCAGCCATTTTTATTCTCCTTTATAAATTTTCGTGCTTTCATTCTAACGTATTCATGGTCAAAACCGGCGTAATGACAAACCAATGCAAAATCTCGATTGGGTTCTAAAAAATATCTTTGTGCTGATTCCATACCCATACCAAAATTTTTATTACGCCAGTGTCTACCCACTGCATCTTCTAACGCAACAATTAAAACATTACGCCAAAGACTCCGACATGGATCCTTTTTTTCTCCAAGGATATTAACGGCTTTTGGAAATACGCTTTGTATTTGTAATTTTGCCATTTAATTTTTTTGCTTTCTCGTCTACTAACATTCTAATTACTTGTGCTCTTGATAAGGTGACCCCTGGTGCCAGAATCTTGGTCATCTGATCAATCTTATCATAGCAGGCATGATCGACTGCGAGACTTTTGTATTTGCTTATATCTGTCATTTAGTATATCCTTTCTTTTAATATCTAAAGATATAGGATATTTATATAATTTTACAAGGGTTGTCAATGAAATTTTTTTTAACAATATACGTATGTTCTAGCATAGTAGGTAACTGTTTTATACATGAATCCACGCCTAGACCGCAAGATAGTTACTACGATTGTGTCCGTAATGGGTTATCAGAATCATACGAGATATTGTACCAAGGTAAGATTACAGAGGAAGATATGGTAAAATTTAAGATGTACCCTAAATTCTCTTGCGAAGAAGTAATCATCCCCCCTGCGAAACCTGAGGTAAAAGAGCAGCCAACTTCTTTGTCAACTGGTACCATTCTTCGAGGTATTTTTCGTCTCGTGACTTATAATATAAATTAGATAATCTATCTAATTCTTTAACGCCCCTGACCACGGTAGGGTTTGTAGTTTCTTTTTTCATGTTTGTTCATCCTTTTTTTATGTCTCCCTATTTTCTTTCTTGATCTTTCTCTATATGTGTTTACTCCAAATGTTGATTTTTTAGCCATTATATTTGAGTTATTATATTTAAATTTAATCTATGTAAATCTTTTGTAGGTGCAACTCCTTTGTGTTCTATTTTACTTGGAAAAACTAAAGCTTGTGATTCAACAGATTTTTCAAATACTTCTTTACCATTTACTTTGAAAATTGTTCCCCCATCATTAGTATGTAAATTATATAAAATTGAATATCTATTATCATCTTCATGATCTGTATGATATTGAGTGCCTTTGCTACTAGGTGTGTACCAGTTCCAATAATATCTAATAATTGTTTTAAATTTTATTAATGAATTTTTTTGGACCAGGTCAAATATTACACCTGCATATACATTTAATATTGGATGAGGAGTATGTTGAGTTTCATTATTTTGAAAACTCATAAGAGCCATACCTGAGTCTGGGTTATTTATATTATGATGTGAATTCTTATCCCAAGCATGAGTCCATAGGCTAGTAGTAAACAATGTATTAATAATTTTTTTATTAGTTGAGGTTGGAAGGTTAGTATCTATCTTTGTTATCATGTTCTTTTATATATGCTTTATCACTTTCACTTAATTTTAAATATCTTATACTACCATTGATATGTTGTCTAGTGTCTGCTCCACAGTTTGTGCATCTATAAAAATCAGATACAATTGCAACTAGTATTGATTCCTCTTCACAATCTTCACAATAACCGTGAACGGTGTCTATTTTATGAAATACTTTAAATGTTCTAGACAAGTTCTGTTGCCTTTCCCATTACAGGCTTATATTTTGTTCTGCCATTTTCTTTAAACGCATGCAAAAAAGATGCTCTTGGTGTTCCTTCAACCCAGCTTGCATGAATCCATCCGCTGTTAGGTTCACCTGGAGTGTAGAACTCGAGTATAAGTTGGTCTGGAGAAAGGTTTGATTTAATCCAATCAAATAATTCAGCGTTGTCTACGCCAATACATTCGAAATCGGCCGCCTCTGCACGGGCATGCTGTGATCTGGCAGAGCTGCCAATTGCTTCGCACAGCTCTACGCTACGGAACCCGCTCGTCACCTTGACCCTGCCAAAATGGTCCCGGACCGGCTGAAGAATATTTTCACATAGTGCTTTTAATTTTTCTATTTGCTCTGCGTTAGGGTTATTATTAATCCCCCTACGTATAGCAGTGTCGCTTTTAGTAAGCTCTGAGAGAGTGAAGTTACGTGAAAGATTCATTTTTATATTTTTTCCTATTATATATTTTTTTACTATTTATTCTATGTTGCCTAAATCTATCATCTCTAAGCATTTGTGCAAACCTATTAATTTTTTTTAAATTATTCAATAATGAGTTTTTTAATTGATTTTGAGCCATCTATGTTATCCTCTAATTCTGCTTTACCTTTCCAACATTTATAAGTAACAGATTCAGAAAAAGTTCGTTCCGCTTCGCGCTTCCCTCGCAAACACATTGCCATCGAATCTTGCAATCGTGCTTCTTTAATCTCTCCGTTGATAAACATGAGTAATCCTACAACAGCTTCAATCATATTTCCTAGCGTAAATTAAAATTGATAAAACCAAAACTGAAACAATTATCCCTGTGAAAAATAAACCTATCATTGTGAGCTCCCGTTTGTGTATTTCATTTCTCTGTTTGCATCTTTTAATTTTTCGATGTCTACTAAAACTTTATCCATTTGTTTACGTAAAAATTCTATGTTAACTTTGTTTAACGCCATAGATTCTATGTGTGAGTTTAATTTGTCGGTAGTCTTATAAAGATCTTCGATCATCATAAATTGTTCGCTATCTGCGGGCAACGCTCCAAGTTGGCCCCGTGGCCATTTAATTCTAAACTCTGTATTTTCTTCTAGATCTTTTTCCATTAACTGAAGTCTAGTGTCAGCTATGTTTAGTCTCTCAACAATCTGAAAATAGCCCATGGTGCCGAGTGCTACGATTATGATTAGACTAGCAACCGTCTTCATCGGCATCTGCACGGCGGCTTCTTCAGATATGTTTAGTGGTTTATTGGACATGTGGACCTCCGCAGAAAGCCAGGATAGTTAACATTACAATTAGTAAACTTGTAAAATAATAATTCATCTTGGCAGTCTCCATAAAAATTATCCCTTAAGCCAATTATGTATTTTTCTAAATGGCCATTTGATCCAATGCCAAATATCTTTAAGTATTTTTTTCATTTTTTTTTCTCCTCTATCTCATAAAAGAACTTGTCGGTATCCTCTGTCCGCCACGCTCTACTATCTTCTACATTCCATTCATTTGTTTGCACTTTCCAATCAGGAATATTATCTTTTACAGTAAAAGAAGGTATATCCCATATGCATCTATTGTTTGGTTGTGCTGCAAAATTGCCATCATCTAATGCAATAATGTGAGC